ATTCCGTATTTTTCTGCTCCTGCTTATTGGGGTTCGTTTTGGGACGAGACCTCGCAAACCGCAACTGCCAATACGCCAACATCAATTTACCTGCGTCAACGTGACACTGGTAGTCGCGGCATTCGCGTTGTTTCCGGCACTCAAATCACCTTTGATCACGCTGGTGTTTACAGCATTACGTTCTCAATTCAAATCAGCAATACGGACAACAGCATTCACGATATCAACGTTTGGTTGCGCAAGAACAACGAAGGCAGCGCTGGTAACGTGCCGGCTAGCGACAGCCGATTCAGCATCATCGCAAAGCATGGCAACGTTGACGGCAATGTGATTGGCTGCGTCAATTTTGTGTTGCCAGTTGTTGCCGGTGATTACTTGGAGTTGATCTGGGCAACAGCAAACGTTGCTGCCTACATTCACGCTGAGGCAGCAGCCACCAGTCCTTTCGCTCATCCAAGTATCCCCGGCGTGATCTGCACCGTTGTCCAAGTCGCTTCCGCCTGACCATGGCTGACACCCGCCGAGAATTGATCCTAGCTCGCATCAAGAGCAATCTTGACACCATCACGGGCGCAACGGTCTACAGGAGCCGTGTAGAGCCTCTGGCGCGGGGTGAGGTGCCTGCTGTCATCGTCGAGCCTGTCAACGATCAGCCGATCGACACCAACTTCTATGACAAGTTGGATTGGACGATGCGGGTGCGGATCACGACGATTGTGCGTGCTGCCATCCCTGATGACGATTCAGATACCTACACGCAACAGGTGCATCAAAAGTTGATGGCTGATCAAACCGTAAATGGTTATGCACTTGACTTGACACCTGACCGTACTGACTTCAGCCTTTATGAAGCTGATGTGCCTTTGGGTATCATTAGCCAAGACTTCCTTGTGCGGTATCGCACGAGCAGGACTTCATTAACTAGCGCCTAACATCATGGCTAAGATTGAAAGGGAAGTTCCCAATCCCGGAGTGGGCGGCAGCTATTTGTTTGACCCTAAGTCTGGGAAGCTTACACTGATCACAGAAACCGCCGCTCCTACCACCGATGGCACTGACTCGGAAGAAGTTTCTGATCGCGAAGATTGAGACAACCTATGGGACTGATCCTAGTCCTGTCGGCGGTTCTGACGCGGTTCAAGTTACCAACCTTGAAGTAACTCCGATTGAGTCGGACAACGTTCAAGCGGCTTCTTATCAAGGCTTCCTTGGTAACAGCACCCGTGGCACTCTGGTTGCCAACAAGCGCGTCAGCGTGACCTTTGATGTTGAGCTGTCTGGTTCTGGCACTGCTGGCACCGCTCCTGCTTTTGGTCCGCTGCTGAAGTCCTGCGGCCTGAGCGAGACCACTTCCGCTGGCGTCTCGGTGACTTACGCCCCGGTAAGCAGCAGCTTCAGTTCTGCCACTATCTACTGCTTCTACGACGGCACCCGTCACAAGATCACCGGCGCACGCGGCACTGTCAGCTTCAACCTAACTGCTGGTCAGTTTGCTGTTGCCAGCTTCCAGTTCATCGGCATCTACAACGCCCCTGATGACACTGCCCTGTCTGGCTCCTTCACTGTTGCCAACCAGGCTGCTGCCATTGAGGTCAACGACACCAACGTGACCACGGCCACCTTCCACGGTGTGACCAGTTCGCGCATTGAGTCGTTCGACATGGCGCTCAACAACGAGCTGCTGTACAAGGAGACCGCTTCCAACAAAGAGGTTCTCATCACCAACCGCGCCCCTGGTGGTACGGCTGTGATCGAGGCTCCCGCTGTTGGCACCACGGACTTCTTCGCCAAGGCCGTTGCTTCTGCCACTGGTTCCACCAGCCTTGTATTGGGTGCCACCGCTGGCAACATCGTCACGCTGAACGCAGCGCAGACAGACATCACCGGTTGCAGCTACGCTGATACTAACGGCGTAATCGCGCTGTCCATGCCGTACTTGGCTCTGCCCACCACGGCTGGCAACAACGAAGCTTCGCTGGTGTTCACCTGATCTCTGTTCATGGCCTTCGTCCTCAAGAAGACTGCTTCCTACAAGTGGGAAGTCAAAGTTGAGATCCCGGTTGACGGGAATCGCTTCGAGTCTCAAACGTTCGAGGCAGTCTTCAAGAAGATCAGTCGTTCGGCCTTCAATGCTCTTGTCGAGAAGGGTGATGATGCCCTGCTTGATGGGATCCTTGAAGGCTGGGATGGCATCAATGACGAATCCGGCAAGCCAGTTCCTTTTACTGAAAAGAACAAGAAGGAGCTGTGTGACGACCCCTACGTCATGAAGGCTTTGATTCAGGCGTATGCAGATAGCGTCACTGGGGCGCCGGCAAAAAACTAAAAGACGCCGCTGAGTACTGGGCGAAAGGCGGCGTTGTAGACGAACGTGAGGCCGACCTGAAGGCTCTTGGCGCAAGCGAGGAGCAGATCGCCGCTGCACGTCTGCAAGCTGCTCAGCAGGATTGTGAGATCTGGGAGGAGAATTGGGAGATTGTGTTGATGTTCATCCGCATGACGACGCAATGGCGTACGAGCATGGCCGGATTGACGGGACTGATCTACCCGAGTTTGGAATGGCTCTGTAAGCTGTATTCAGTCAAGGATCCTGTTGCCATCTTCGAAGGCGTGCAGGTGATGGAAATGGCTGCCCTAGCCGTTCTGAACAGCAAACGCAAATGAGCCAAACCACTGAGCTGCTGCTGAGGATTAAGCAACAGGGCGGTGAGCAGCTCACGAGGTTGTCTGGCAGCTTCAAGAATCTGGGGCAACAAGCTGCGGCTGCGAATGTCAATTTCAAAGAAGTATCTGATGAACTGAGAAAGATTCAGCAGACTTCTGCGAACAGCATCAATAATCTCAAGGGTTATGCAAATGCATGGCGTGAGATTGCAAATAGCGTTGAGATTGGCACTGCTGAATTCAAACAAGCAAACGCTGAAGCAGCGAAGCTTGAAGCACAACTGAAAAAAGTACAGCCCGGTGGTGGTACTGGTCGCCTGATGGGGCTTGCTAGGGGCGCTGGCACGGTTGCTGCTGCTGGTGTGTTTGGCGGTCCGCTTGGCGCTGTTGGCGCTCTGGCTGGCGCACCGTTTGGCCTTGCTGGCATGGCTGCTGGTGGTGCGATTGGCGCCCAAGCCGGAATGATGGGGCAGCAGGTTGCAGGGCTGGCCAGCTATACCGCGTCGATTGAAAGGCAACGAACGGCATTGAAGCTGGTCACCGAGGATTCGGCTTCGTACCAGCAGGCTCTTGATTTCATCAATACAACAAGTCAGCGGCTGGCGATTCCGCAGGAGCAGATTACGAGGCAGTTCACGCAACTGTCCGCTTCTGTTCTTGGCGCGGGTGGCAACGTACGCGATGCTGAAAAAGCGTTCCTTGGTATTGCCGCTGGTATTCGCGGCACTGGCGGCAGCCTGCAGGACATGGAGGCCGCACTTCGTGCTACGGCTCAGGTCTTCAGCAAGGGCAAGGTCAGTGCAGAAGAACTTCGCCAGCAGATTGGTGAGCGTCTGCCCGGTGCATTTACCCTGTTTGCCAAGTCTGTTGGCATGACGCCGCAGGAGTTGGATAAGGCTCTTGAAGACGGCAAAGTCTCGCTACAGGACTTCCAAAAGTTTGCGGAAGAACTGTTCAAGCGTTACGGCAAGAGCGCGGAAATTATTGCTCAAGGACCGCAATCTGCTGGTGATCGCCTGCAGGCTTCGTTGTCAAAGTTGAGTGAAAGTGTTGGTCGCTTGCTGGCACCTATTGGCGCTGCATTTCAAACAATTTTTGCCGACATTGTTAATGCAATAACAAGAGCTGCAAATGCACTTGCCCGTTTCATGGGCATGAAATTTTACGACCCTGAGCGAATTGCGGATCTAGAGAAACGAATTAAAGGTGTCACGGCTGATTTGGCTGGACCGACAGATTCAATGACTGCTCGCCGGCGCGGCGTGCTAACTCAACTGCAAAGTGAATTGCGTCAAGAGCGTTCACGAATTCCTTCCGCTGGAGCAGGAACCACACCACGTCCCAGTGGTTTACCTGGCATCACTGCTGATGGTGGTGGCGGCGAAAGTAAAAAGGCCGAACAGGAAGCTAAGCGTCAAGAACGCCTGCTGGAGCGCCGCAATGACCTCACGCGTCAAGCCGGTGAACTTGAGCGGCAACTGAATTTCAAAATCAACGAAACGGTTGAAGCACTGCAGGCATTGGGTGCAACTGCTTGGGAAAAGATTGAAAGCAATTACAACAAGTCCGTCAGGGAAGCTGGCAAGCAAACAGATGATCTTGCACGTAAAGTTTTTAATCTTGCACGAGAAGCCGCTCAGGCTGGCGGCAACCTCAATGAAGGTCCGCTGATTAAGGCTCTTCAACAACTTGAAGAAGCATCAAATGAACTTGCAAAAGGTGAGACCGGTCAGGCCATGTCCGACTGGTTTGCTTCTACTGAAGAAGGCTTCCGCAGCATCACTGAAAAGGTGTACGAGAACGCCCGTGCGATGCAGTACAACGCTGACGTGATGGGTGGCCTGAAGGATGGCCTCGTCAGCTATGCCGATAACGTCGGCACTGTTCGCGAAGCTTTTTCCGGTCTTGCCAATCAAGGCATCAAGGGAGTCGAAAACTCAATCTTTGATCTTGTAACAACTGGCACCACTAACTACCAAGCATTTGCCGCTGAGATTTTGAGTCAAACGGCACGGATGATTATTCAGCAATACGTATTGAAAACAATTATGTCGTCGCTTGGTTTCTTGGGAGGACCGACTGGTTCTGCTATTGCTCCTTTGTCTGGGGTTTCCCAATACAACGCAAACGCCACATCGTTTAATCCGCTTGCATTTATGGGCGGATTTGGTTTTGCAATGGGTGGGATCATGACCCAGCAAGGTCCGCTGAAGCTCAAGCGTTACGCCGCTGGTGGTATTGCAACCGGTCCACAGCTTGCGATGTACGGCGAAGGAAGCCGTCCTGAAGCGTATGTGCCTCTGCCTGATGGCCGCAGCATTCCAGTGACGATGAAGGGCGGTGGTGTCGGTAATGTTGTTGTGAATGTCGATGCCAATGGCAGCAACGTTGAAGGCAACGGTCAACAGGCCAATGCACTTGGCAAGGCAATCGGCATCGCCGTTCAGCAAGAGCTGATCAAGCAGAAACGTCCTGGAGGCTTGCTCTCGTAATGGCCACTTTCAACGACGCCACTGTTGGCACCAGCACGGGCGGCACCACGCCTGATTTCGGTGCGTCACGCAAAAGCCAGCCAAATGTACGAAAAGTGCAGTTTGGTGATGGCTACGAGCAACGTCTGACCTATGGGTTAAATCAAAACCCACGCGTTTGGGATCTGACTTGGACAGCTAAGGACAGCACGGATGCCGATGCCATTGAGGCGTTTTTTGATGCCCGCGCTGCTGATAATGCCAGCTTCACTTGGACGCCATTGGATGAAGCAACGGCCTACAAATGGGTTGTAGAGAGTTGGTCGCGTGACCTGCGTTACGCCAACGTGAATACGATTACAGCCACCTTCCGTCAAGTATTTGAACCCTGATGGCGTACTCGGCTTGGGCTAGTTCAACTGCCTACAGCGTTGGCAATATTGTCCGCGCCAGCAGTTTGCAGGCGTCTGGCCTTGTTTTTCAATGCACCACGGCTGGCACCAGCTCCAGCACCCAACCCGCGTGGCCAACTGACATTGGCAGCACCATTACCGATGGCACGGTTGTCTGGACGGCGATTAGCAGCGTCTACGAGGAGCTGGCCGCACTGGCACCAAGCGCCATCATCGAACTATTCGAAATGACGCTGGACACCACCCTGCACGGCAGCAGCGACACCTACCGCTGGCACAACGGCTGCAACGCCAACGTCAGCGGCAACATCGTCTGGAACGGCAATACTTACACCCGCCTGCCCGTCAAAGCCGAAGGTTTTGAATACACCAACACAGGTACGTTGCCGCGCCCCACGCTGACCATCAGCAATCTGGATGGCACCATGACCACGCTGTTATTGCTGGTCAACGCCACCACACCCGGTAACGACCTCGGTGGCGCCACGGTCAAGCGGATCCGCACCCTGAAGAAATACCTTGACGGCGAAACCGCCGCAGACCCGCACGCCAAATTCCCCGACGAGATTTGGTACGTAGACCGCAAGGCAAGCGAAAACCGCGACTCCGTGAGTTTTGAGCTGGCCAGCAAATTCGACCTCGCTGGTGTGATGATCCCCAAGCGCCAAATCATCGCCAACATTTGCCAGTGGAAATACCGCAGCACCGAATGCGGATACACCGGCAGCATTTACTTTGACGCCAACGACAACAACGTGGCAACGCTGGCAGCGGATGTATGCGGCAAACGAATTTCAAGTTGCAATGCCCGCTTTGGGCAGTTTGTCCGTCAGGCATCAATTACTGCTGGCAGCGATCAAATGATTGTTACTGGCGCAACATTTGGCGTT